GATGAATATGGTTCAAATCGTTAATGAACAAACAGCATCACTTGAAGAAAATATTCAATACAGGGCTATAATTTTGGCGGCAATAAATATAGCTGTTGCTTTAGCATAAGGAGCGTGCATGTCTAATTTTACATTTGATTTTACAGCCAATCAATTACGACAAATTCTTAAAGGCAATCAATTTGTCGATGAATGGTATGCTGCTCTGTACGCAATTCTTCCTGAGTATGAAATCCACACACCTCGTAGAGTAGCAGCTTTTGTTGCTCAATGTGCTCATGAGAGCATGAATTTCAGAGTGTTGAAAGAGAATTTGAATTACCAAGCTGCCACATTGACAAGAATTTGGCCATCGTTGTTTCCTCCTGATGTAGCACAAAGATACGCTTCCTCGCCAAACAAACAGCAAATGATTGCTAATCGTGCCTATGGTAACCGTATGGGCAATGGTTCTGAAGCTTCAGGAGATGGCTGGAAATTTTGTGGGCGTGGCCTGATTCAATTGACTGGCAGAAACAATTACGAAGCATTTGCTGATTCAATCGAAACCCCTGTTGAAGAAATTCCTGATTATTTAATGACATATGAAGGAGCTGTACAGTCTGCCTGTTGGTTCTGGGAAACAAACAACCTTAATCGATGGGCTGATGCTGGTGATATTGTCACATTAACGAAACGTATTAATGGGGGAGTATTAGGATTAGCAGATAGACAGAATCATTATAACCACGCATTACACATTTTTGAAGGATAGCCATGGCTGAAGAACAAACAAAACCATCAGAAGATTGGATGAACAAAAAATGGCGGCCAATGATGGGCTGGACATATATGGGAACTTGCATCGCGGATTTTGTTATATTCCCTATTTTGTGGAGCCTGTTGCAAGCTATTCTTAAACAACCCGTGACAACGTGGCAACCACTGACATTGCAAGGTGCAGGATTGTATCACGTTGCTATGGGTGCTGTTCTTGGTATCGCAGCATTTGGTAGAACCCAAGAGAAGATAAGTGGAACTGCAGTTGTACCAGGACCGTTGCCTCCACCTAGCGTGCCTGCAGTTGTTGCACAGAATGTACCGGCACCTCAACCTGTAGTCGCACCTCCTCCTCAGACAACAGTTTCCCCAGCAGTTAGTGGAATAGCAGCTGGTAAAAAAGCACCACCCCCAGCCGAAGAACCATTGATTTAACAAGGACCGAACATGAACATCAAAACTATTTTAGTGTTGCTTGCTGTAGGAATCAATTCAATTGCATATGGTGCTGAACCAATCAAAGTTGATCCTGCTAAAACTGAACCGGTTAAAGCTGAACCAAAAAAATCTGAAAGCAAACAACCGGAAATGAAAACAGTTTGCAAACCAATGAAAGACAACAGTGGCAAAGTGTTGAAGGATAAGCAAGGCAAAGATCGTGAGCAATGCAAAACTATCAAGGTTCATAAAAAACACGAGGGCAAACCAGCCAACGTCAAAGAGCAGAAGAAATGATCCCTATGAGTAGCGAGCGTGTAACATTTGATACCCAAGACATTACCACATCAGAGAGAATAGCCGTGCTTGAGACAAAACTTGAATCATTGCAAGAAACAATGGATGAAATGCGAACCGAACAAAAGGCTCAACATGAAAGTTTATGTAAAAAGTTTGAGCAGGTGTCTGAAAGGATTAGTGTTTTGGAACGATGGAGATTCATGATTTTTGGCGGTGCTGTCGTAGTTGGTTATTTGTTGGCTCACGTGAAGGTCGAAAAACTTTTCTAGTTGATTTTTTTATTATGATTGTGTATGATCGATGTGTCGCCGATGAGGGATTACAATATGGATCATACAGATTTCAAATACATTGGGTTGATTTCAAGTCATCTACCCAATTTCAAAAAACGAAACAACGTCTATAACTGTCGTTGTCCTTTTTGTGGGGACTCAAAAAAGGACAGATCGAAGGCCCGGGGTTATATTATTGACGTTAAGGGCCAGACATTTTATAAATGTCATAACTGTGGGATATCAACAAATCTTTATAAGCTAATTGAATTTTGTGATACACAATTAGCTGACCAATATAAAAGTGAAAAATTTGTTGAGACAAGGCAGCAGAACCGGATATCGAGAATAAAACTTATCGATAAGCAGCCGGATTTCACATCGAATGCAAAGCCAATTTTTATTAAGTATTCCCCTCTCAGAGACTTACAGAAAATATCCCAGCTAAAACCAGAGCATCCAGTCAAAAAATACATTGAAAAACGGTTGATTCCGTCGAAATTTCATTTTAAATTATTCTATGCACCAAAGTTTAAATCGTGGGTAAATTCTTTCATACCTCATAAATTTGATTTAAATCAACCAGATGAGCCACGACTAGTCATTCCTTTGTTAGATAGCTACGGTAACTTTATAGGAATACAGGGAAGAAATTTTTCAAAAAACGGACTTCGATATATAACAATCATTGTTGACAATTCGAAGCCGAAGGTGTATGGTCTCGATCATACAGATTTATCCAAGACTACATATATCTTCGAGGGTCCAATTGACTCGATGTTTATTCCAAATTCTCTTGCAATGACGGGGGCAGATTGCCTTCACGCTATTGAAACTATTGGAATAAGTAAAGACAATGTTGTGTTTTGTTATGATAATGAACCTAGAAATAAACAAATTTGTGACAGAATTGAGAAAATGATTAATCATGGGTACAAAACTGTTTTATGGCCATCAGCCTTGAAGCACAAAGATGTAAATGATATGGTTGTTGCTGGTATTAAGCCTGTAGATGTCAAGTTAATGATTGACACAAATACGGTCAGTGGACTCGAAGCTAAAATGCGGTTTAGTGTATGGAGGAAATGTTGAAAGTTAAATTAATATCTTATTCACAGCAACCGGATGGGTGTCGTTGTGAGGGATCATCATTACAAGATCTCGTAGCATACTGTGCTCGAGTTTCAAACCCGTTAAATCAAAACAATGTCAGCACAAACGAAAAATTAATACGGTATTTGGTTAGAAACAACCATTGGTCGCCGTTTGAGACAGTTAGTTTGTGTATTGAAATCGTCACAACAAGAGACATTGCTCGGCAAATTCTAAGACATAGAAGTTTCAGTTTCCAAGAGTTTTCACAGCGTTACGCCAATCCGACCGAAACATTGTCATGGAGTACACGCCAAGCAAGGATGCAAGATCCTAAAAACAGACAAAACAGTATCGAGACGACTGATCACGATATTGAAATGATTTGGCAAGACAAGCAATGTGAAATTGTCGAGCAATCAAAAGCCGTTTACAATTGGGCAATCAACAATGGAATAGCAAAGGAACAAGCACGTGCTGTTCTTCCGGAAGGGTTGATTGAATCCCGTCTGTACATGAATGGTACATTAAGATCGTGGATTCATTATTGCCAATTAAGATCTGGCAATGGAACTCAAAAGGAGCACAAGGAAATAGCACTCGAGTGTGTAAACGTAATCAAAGAAGTTTTTCCATTGATTACAGAATTTGTACAACAATAATAACAAAGGGATATAAATGAAGAAAAAAGTTCATGGGGTTGAGGTTGATTTAGATAGAGATAAGTTGTTTGATGAGTTGGGCTTGAAGCGTTTGAGAGAATCATATATGAAGGACGATGAGACCTCCCCTCAAGAACGGTTTGCTTTTGTATCAAAAACATTTTCTTCTGATCTTGAACACGCACAGCGGTTGTATGAATATTCTTCGAAGCACTGGTTGTCGTATTCAACCCCGATTTTATCTTTTGGAAGATCACAAAGAGGATTGCCAATCAGCTGTTTTCTTCCTTATCTTGATGATTCATCCAATGGTCTGGTTGATACATTATCAGAAGTCAATTGGCTTTCTATGCTAGGAGGTGGAATTGGAATCGGTGTTGGTATTCGCTCTGCTGACGATAAGTCTACTGGTGTTATGGCCCATCTTAAAACTTACGATGCTAGTTGCCTGGCTTATCGTCAAGGTCGCACTCGCCGTGGTAGTTATGCTGCTTATCTTGATATTAATCATCCTGATATAACGATGTTCATTGAAATGCGGAAACCGACAGGTGACCAGAATGTGAGAGTTCTCAATCTTCATCATGGTGTCAACATCACTGATGACTTTATGAATATTATTGAGAAATCAATGGTTGATCCGACATTCGACGATTCATGGGAACTAAAAGATCCTCACGACGGTAAAGTTCGTGAAGTGGTGTCTGCAAGAGAATTGTGGCAAAAGATTTTAGAAACAAGAATGCACACTGGTGAGCCATATTTGCATTTCATTGACACAAGCAACAATGCTATGCCTGCGTTTCAAAAAAGCAAGGGATTGAAAATTCGTCAGTCAAATCTTTGTTCAGAAATTGTTCTCCCTACCGACAAACAACGAACAGCTGTATGCTGTTTGAGCTCAGTTAATTTGGAGTACTTTGATGTTTGGAAAACCAACAAACTTTTTCTTCAAGATGTTGCAGAAATGCTTGATAACGTTCTTCAGCATTTTATTGATAACGCCCCTTCTGTTATTGGCAGGGCTATTTTTTCTGCTAGGAACGAGCGTTCAATTGGTGTCGGCGCTCTTGGGTTTCATGCATACCTGCAAAAAAACAATATGCCGTTCGAAGGAGCGTTAGCAAAATCAGCAAACATTAGAATGTTTATGCACATTCGCAAACAACTGGATGCTGCTAACAAAAAACTGGGAGCAGAGAGAGGGGAAGCACCTGATGCAAAAGGAACAGGCCTTCGATTCTCACATGTGATGAGTATTGCTCCGAATGCTTCCAGCTCAATTATTATGGGAAACACATCACCTTCAATCGAACCTTATCGTGCTAATGCATACAGGCAAGATACATTGAGTGGAGCTCATCTCAATAAGAACCGATATCTTGACAAACTTATAAAGGAGAAATGTGATGAAGATTCAACGCTCGATTATAACGATATATGGTCATCGATTATCGCGAACGATGGATCAGTCCAGCATCTCGAATTTCTCGATCAATGGCAAAAAGACATATACAAGACTAGTATGGAGATCGATCAGCGATGGATTGTGGAGCACGCAGCTGACCGACAAAGTTACATTGACCAGTCACAATCCATCAACATTTTCTTTAGACCTGATGTGAACATCAAATATCTGCATGCGGTACACTATTTGGCCTGGCGGAAGGGTCTAAAGACGTTGTATTATTGCCGTTCCGAAAAGATTGGTAAAGCAGACAAGGTATCAAAACGAATAGAAAGACAAATTATTGAAGAGCTGGATATAAAACGAGTTATTGATAGTGATGAATGTTTAGCGTGTCAATAATTTATAAATACCCCTAGCAAACGATCAACTGTTGGGGGTATTATGAAT